GAGAAACATGGAAAAAGGCACCGAACGGATACTATTACTACGAAGATTGGCAAAGAAATGACATTGCCGATGTTACAAAGTGGAAACCATCCATCCACATGCCAAAAGAAGCCGCGCGTATCTGGCTTAAGGTTACGGATGTGAGGGTGGAGCGGTTACAGGATATGTGGGCGAGCGATGTATCAAAAGAAGGGATACGGTTTAATAAACCAACAGCAGCCGATGAAATGTTAAAAGCATTTGCCAAGTTGTGGGATTCCACCATCAAAAAAACTGTTCTTGACCGCTACGGATGGGATGCGAATCCGTGGGTATGGGTTATCGAATTTGAGCGGTGCGAGAAACCGGAAGGAGTGTGAGATATGGCTAAAGCAGTATTGGTAATGGATATGCCGGAAACCTGTGAAAATTGCGCTTGCAAATATCCCAGTTATAAAGATGATGCTCTTTACGACTGCGCAATTACAGGGAAGACGATTCCAATAAATGGTGGGCGCTACAAAAATAGACCTAAATGGTGTCCGCTCCGTGAACTGCCGGAGAAAATGGATTGCTTTGCGGAAGCAATTAAGAACGATTGTTACGATGGAACGGAATACGAGCATGAGTATTTAGATGGAAAGAGTGATGGCTGGAATTCCTGCTTGGATGAAATCTTAAAGGAGTGTGATGCAGATGAAAACTATTGATTACACCGCCCTGTACGAGCAGAATGAGGACTTCAAGAGGTACGTTGACCGATACTGCACCAAGCACAGAATCAGATTTGCAGAAGCCTTACAGCATTACCTGGTGCAGATGGCGGGGAAGATGTACAAGGAGCAGATGGATAACAAGGTAGAATAGATCAGAAAGGAGTAAGAGGTTTGCTGGCCAGCGTGAAAGACGTCTTTACTTCGATTAAAAATGAGTGATTTATCAGTTTTTAACTATGATTGCCAAAATCAGTTAAGCATTTTTGATTTTGTACGACAACCAATCAGCATTGAAAAACCTATCCGTCTTATTGAATTATTCGCCGGGTACGGTTCACAGGCAATGGCACTGAAACGTATCGGTGCGAAATTTGAGCATTACAGAGTTGTGGAGTTTGATAAGTATGCCATAGCAAGTTATAACGCTGTGCATGGCACTGATTTTCCAACAATGGATATAACACAGGTTCATGCAGATGATTTGAATATCTGCGATACGGAAGCCTTCACTTACTTACTTACTTACTCATTTCCATGCACCGATTTATCGGTTGCCGGAAAGCAAATGGGAATGAGCAAAGGTAGTGGAACAAGAAGCGGTTTACTGTGGGAAGTGGAACGGATTCTGACGGAAATACATGAAAGTGGTGGTGAATTACCGCAGATTCTGTTCATGGAAAATGTTCCGCAAGTCCACGGAAAAGCAAATATGCCGGACTTTCAGAAATGGATCGATTTTCTTTCAAGTCTTGGATATGTAAGTTACTGGCAGGACTTAAATGCAAAGAACTACGGAGTTGCACAGAATCGTGAAAGATGTTTTATGTTTTCATTTTTGGGAGAGTACAATTACCATTTCCCCGAACCGGTTCCATTAAAAAAGAAACTGAAAGACTACTTAGAGGAAAATGTGGAAGAAAAGTATTACATCAACAATGAAAAGGCACAAAAGCTAATAAAACAGCTTATTGAAAACGGAACGCTGCCAAAGAACAATCATGAGAGCAGACTTGCATTGACGGAACAATCTGCAATCCACATCAGAGAGACATTGCAAACTGCATCACTGCAAGATATGACTGCGGAATCTCAAACCAACAGCAAGTCGGAAACATGGTTGCAGAAAATCTGTATTGATACAAGCATGAGTGGGTTAGAAAATGGTGCAATTAGAATATATAAATCAGTTGCACCGTCAATTACAGCAAGAGAATATAAAGAGCCAAGAATGATATTGGAGTGATTGAATGGAAGTAATGGGCAGTATATACACAGGAGTAACAGCAGATTTTCAGCGAGGTGTGTATCCGATTGCAAGGTGTGTGAAAGCTGAACAGCATGATTTAGGAGTAGTTATGCGAGATGTAAATATTTTAGGCTCTCTTGAAGCAAAATTTGAGAGTACCAATAGAATTTATGATGTGGGGGGGGTGTAGTCCAACATTGAGTACAATGCAAGGTGGCAATCAAGAACCAAAAATTCTTGAAAGTCAGATAGTTGCCATGCGTGGCAGAAACCAGGATAATCCGTCTGACAGGACCAGTGGAATTCCGACAGAACAGAGGTTAGAACCGAATATGAGTGGAACGAGTAATTGCCTGACAAGTGTGCAGAAAGATAATCTCGTACTTGAACCAAAATACAGGATTAGGAAGTTGACTCCGAGAGAATGCGGTAGGCTCATGGGAGTATCAGACGAGGATATATCCAAAATGGCAGCATTGAACAGCAACACGCAGCTTTACAAACAATTTGGAAATAGCATTGTGGTAGATGTCATGTGCGCAATGTTCCGCAATCTGAATATCAATCAAAAGTAAGGTACACACAAATGAACAAAATACAGCACATATCAGTAGGAAACATCATCAAGAACGAGGAAACAGCCTATGATGGATTTGGCTTAAAGGACAAAATCACAAGGGACTAAAATTAGGAACTAAAAAGTGAAATTGAGATTTGAGTTGTTATTTTAGTTACTTAGAATTTAGGAGGTAGAGATGAGCAAACGACCGGAAATTACAAAGGAACTATCCATGTCATTGGAAAAATACATAAATCCTAAAAATGACACAAGAATTTATATGGCTAAAGAGGTCACATTTGATTATGCGACAACACATGCAATCAGAGTGGACTATATGAAATTTAAGCCTGTTAATAACACAGTTTCCGGAATTGAAAAAGGGGATTTCTATTGTTATGAAGTAAAATCTTCTATTGAAGACTTCAATTCAGGACACGGCTTGAACTTTATAGGCGATTACAATTATCTTGTGATGCCAGAAGAAGTTTATGCGGCGGTTTCAAATAAAATTCCTTACTTTGTACTTGTTCCAACAGAAAGCAGTTGGCGTAATAACTGGAGAGAATTGACAGTAATTAAGAAGGCAAAACGCAGAGACAGAGAAAAACCATTATCGGAAATGCTTTTTATGATGTTTCGTTCTGCAGCAAGAGACAGATATAAAATTCATTAAACTGAAATATTAGAATTTAGCGGAGGAAATCATGGTGCTTGATTACAGAGAAATATCAAAGGCATGGGATGAACAGAAGCCAATCGGAGGAAGAAGCGGTGGAAAATCATTTTGGCTTGCTATCAAAATAGCTATCGAAAAGCAGATACCACAGAAGCCGAGAATTGAAACCACAAAAGAAGTACCTAAAACCCACAATCTTGGACGATTATTATATTTCTACTGCCCAAGATGCGGAAAGTTTATTGTTGGGTCATATGAAACAGATAAAAAGCGTGGTGGCGGAATTTCCCAGAAGCTAAATGGATGCTCTAACTGCCTTCAATCTATAGATTTTTCAGAATGGCAAAAGAAAGAATCAGATGATTTGGTATTAGAAGATTAAATAACGATATCGGAGGTGTAGAAATGGCAATTTTGAATTATACAACCACAGTGGATTCATTTAAGACAGTATCAGAGATTGAGTACATTCTGATGAAGCATAAAGCAAAAAGTATCATGAAGAATTATGACGGAGAGTCAATAACAGGTCTTTCCTTCCTGATTGATACCGGTTTTAAGCAGATACCAGTGAGGTTGCCGGTAAAGGTGGATGAATGTCTGGAAGTGTTAAAAAAGGAGAAAAAGAACAGTCCGAGAAGCAGCATCAAGGCTACCAGGGAACAGGCAGAGCGTGTAGCATGGCGCATTTTGAAGGACTGGGTAGAAGCGCAGATGGCGCTGCTGGATATTCAGATGGTGCGATTTGAAGAAATATTTCTGCCGTACATAGAAACCGGAAATGGACAGACCATTTATGAGAGACTGGAAGAAAAACAGTTCCTTCTTGAAGCGGTAAACTGAAATATCGGAAAAATTGTGTAACGAAAGGAGAGATAGGCATGTTAAGTAAAATGAACGATCTGATGGGCGGATATACCGTTATAGTTACCACAAAGCAGGTCCAACGGCGCAGGAACAAAAAGAAGCGCATCAATAAAAAGTGGATTAAGCGGTATGGATACATCACCAAAGATTGGCAAAAACGTGGAGAAACGGTTGTAGATCAGGTACATATGACTATGTATATGAATCAGGCAACATATAATGATCTGATTATTGCCCTGAAGAATAGGTAAAAGAAAGGAGATAGGAATGGCGAGACCGAAGAAAGAGGACGGTAAGAAGAACATCCGGAAAGACATCAGCATGGATCCGGAGCAATACGAGAGATTAATTGATTACTGCCGGCAGCAGGACAGACCTATCTCCTGGGTGATCCGGCAGGCACTGGACAATTATTTACCTGTGTAATTATGTGTAACGTTACACATTAAAACTGAAATTTAGCGAAGGAGACTGGCTTATGAAGTTGTCAAAACTGACTAAGCCGGAACTTGATGAAATCTTCCGGAACGCCAATTTTACGGAAGAGGAAGAGCAAGTGTTCAGCCTGTTATGCCGTGGTAAAAGCCTTGAGCAAATATCGGCTGTCACTTTCTTGCCAATATCAACATTGAGCAGACGAATTAAAGAAATCAAAAAGAAAGTAGGTGAAATAGACGTGGGAAAAACAGTTCCTATTTGGGAAAAAGTCACATTAACACTTGAAGAAGCTGCGGAGTACAGCAACATCGGCATTAACAAAATAAGAGAACTTTCAAACAACCCCAGATGTACCTTTGTTGTCTATGTAGGAAGAAGAAGACTGATTAAGAGAAAAGAGTTTGAAAAATTTATAACAGAGAATGTTGAATTGTAGACTTATAAAGCCTTATGTGATAAAATGTGAAATTGCATAAGGCTTTTCTCATAATGGAAAGGAGTGTAAAACAGTGGGAAAAGACCTAAAAGGAAAGGAACTGGGCTCTGGAATAAGCCAGCGCAAAGATGGTTTGTATGTTGGAAGATACACAAACAGAATAGGAAAACGTATTCAAAAAGTTTTCCCCAAATTGCAAGAGTGTAGGAAATGGTTGTCTGATTCTCAATACGAGGACGAACACACAAACCTTGATTTTCCAAAAGATATGCTTGTGGATGCATGGTACGACTACTGGATTAAAATAAAAGAAAAGACCGTAAGATATAATACCTGTAGAAACTACAGAGAAAGATATGATAGGAATATATCACCTGTGATAGGAAAGAAAATTCTTAAAGATGTCACAACTATTGACTGTCAAAGGATTATGAACAAAATGTCTGATGAAGGATATAGGACAACGACAATCTATCAGGCAAGGATAGCACTTTACAATATGCTTGACTATGCATATCAGAATGATGTTATATTGAAGAATCCATGCAATAAGACTGTAAAACACAATATTGGGAAATGTTCTACTAAAAAAGAAGCATTAACAATAGAACAACAGAAAATATTCTGCAATTCAATTACTGGGAGTTCTTATGAATATCAGTACAGATTTATATTGCAGACAGGACTTCGTACTGGTGAATTAGTCGGATTAAAATGGAGTGATGTTGATTTTAAGAATAAGACAATATCAATTCAAAGAGCAACGGAATATAGACATTCCAACAAAGAATGGAAAACAGGAGAGCCAAAAAGTAAAGCCGGATACCGTACAATTCCTCTGACTGATGAAGCTGTAAATATTTTGAGATTGCAGAAGAAAAAGAACCAGTCATTTCAAATGATTGAAATGGAATGGAAAGATCAGGTTTTTCTGTGCAAAAAAGGAACACCAGTTAAAAACAGCACGTATGACACGGCACTTTTTAAAATTTGCGAAAAATGTAATCTTCCTAAGTTTTCTATGCACGTTTTGAGACATACTTTTGCTACTAGATGTATTGAAGCCGGAATGATTCCTAAGACACTTCAAACAATTTTGGGGCATTCAAATATATCTATTACAATGAATTTATATGTGCATACAACAGAAGATCAGAAGAGCAAAGAAATGGAAAAAGTGGCGTGTGCGCTTAAAGTAGTCTAAAATTGGTACGTAATTGGTACGTAAACAGTATATTAAAACTAAGAAATGCTGATAAATACTATGTTTTTAAGGAGGTAAAATTAAAAATGAAATTAGGTATCGTAATTAAAAGCCATTTTTAACGTATATTAACATAATGCGTTATATGCCTACAAATACTTATATTTACGGCATTCTGCAATATTTTTACATTAACGTAATTCTTTATAAATCTATATAAAATAACAAAAATTGGTACGTAATTGGTACGTAGAAAAGCCTTATGCCAATGAGAAAATTATGAGAAGAAAATGGAAATTTTCTTTTCTTTTTTTATGCCAAAATTTAAGCATAAGGAGGAATGACCTTATGGCAAAATTCAGATTTTCAGATGAAGCACTGGAACGTATTTTTAGTAAAGAACAGATGGGAAGTGTTCCGCTTAAATATCAATCAATCGTAGTCCATGCCACAGAGGAAGTTATAGGAGAACTTGGCAATGCTTATGAATTTCAGTCCGTTGGGACTTTTGAACAAACCGACATATCAGACACTTGATGAAGTGGAAATTGCGAAACAGATAGAATTAATGGAAGAAAAGGAGAATAGCCATGCCACAGCCTATTATGAATCCGAACTATTTCAATCCGCAGTATAGGACACCTATGTACGGACAGTTTATGCCACAGCAGGAACAATTTCAGTCACAGCAATTTATGCAACAGCCACAACAAAACGCAGTACAGATGTACGGTCGAATTGTTCCAGCGCAGGAATGCATAGCACCGAATGAGGTTCCTATGGATGGCAATACGGCATTTTTCCCTAAACAGGATATGTCAGAGATCTATGCTAAATCATGGGGAGCAGATGGGAAAATTTATACAAGGCTCTATAAGCCTGTTTTAGATGCAGACCCTAACAATTTACCGTCAGAAACAGAAAAGACGAAATTTGACCTATCAGACGAAGCCACAGCGGTATTTATGAAGCGTTTTGATGAACTG